CAGCAAACAAACTATCAGCAAATATCATCAAATATTAATAAATACCAGAAAAACGCGCGGAAAACAGCCGCGCGTTTTTTGCTGCGTTCCAGCAGCGTTTCCGACAATTCCGCTGCAAAAACGCAGCGCAGATGTCGAAGCTCCTGATAAATTTCATATCCTTTCGCCTTTTATCGCCGTTTTTTAGCTTTACCCGCCTTTTTCGAACGATTCCGGCATTTTTTATAACGATAACCGCTGCTTTTCAACGAATTACGCGTAAAAATATCGCTTTCAGCGGATTTTTTGCTATTTTCGGACGAACCGTTCGCAGAAAGGGATATTTTCTTTGAGTAAAACGCGCTCATAGGCTTTAAATGCCGACACACCCAGCACGCAGGCTTGTGAACGTGTTCAGTAACGCCGCACTCGTGCTTATCACAGTACCATCGCGGCTTCCTGGCGGTTGTATGATGATACAGTATCAGATATCGGATAACATCACCGCCTGGTCAGGCATTATCGGAGTTCCCGGTAATAATCACAGAATACGGAAGTCCCCCGACCCACTCGCAGAACTTACGCCATTCGTCCAGCTTATGATTCTTACGGCTGTGGTACATGTTGGCGAGTACCTCATAGTTCATCTGAACAGTCGCCCGCTGGTTGTAACTCTGCGGAAGAAGCTGTATCATCTGCCACCACAGAGCCTTGTTTGCTTTCTGGCTGACCAGATACGCCCTGCGGTATGCATTCAGCGCCTGAATGACCGTATTGAGTACTTCAAGCGCCGAAGCCTGCAAATAGACTGTCTGCTGGTCGTCGTTGTCGTATATGCCGTAGGTCTGAAAATCCCGCGTGAACAGATGCTCCCAGCTGAAATCATCAAGAGTAAACTCTTTTTCAGCAATAGTGTGCATGGTAGAGCAGCTGTTCCGCACCGTGCTGACCTTGTAAGTATCGAACTCAGTCCACCAGTATCTCGGCGCCGTAATGTCACAGGTAACGTTTATCATGCGCATGAACTTTCGATGATCCGTACCCGCCGCCGCAAGTTTCTTCATCAGCGTAAGGTCGTTATTGCCCGCAAAAAACTCCAGCTTCGAGCCGTCATCGACCGGATGCCCAGCAACATCATTTAACGGCAGCCAGCAGCTGTCCGACTTATCCCACGAATTCATCGGATTACGCATGCCGCGGATAGCTGCTTCCCAGCCGAACACCTCGACATTTTCAATCTTTATCACTGGTTTCTCCTTCCCCGTTCAACGTTCTTCGTAACTCGTCAAAAAGCGCCACCCGCCGCGCTTCCTTACCCTGGATAAGCAGTGCGAACGATTCCGCAAGCACATTTATCTCTGTGTCAAGCTGGTGTATCTTCCGGTCGATCTCCTGAATACGTTCAAGCTTTTTATTTTCGCTGTCTTTCATTTATTCTCCTTTCACAGCCTTGCCATCTCGTCCAGCAGCGCCCGCCGGCGCTTGCTGTATTACTGCTCTAAACTTCTCAACGGTGTACGTGGACTTATAATGATTGCAAGCCCGACACGCCGGATAGAGATTTGAAATCTCATCAGCGCCGCCAAGGTGCAACGGAACCACATGATCTGCCTGCATTTCTTTGATTGTGATTTCACAGCCACAGTAAGCACAGCGTCCGCCGAATTTCTCATAGATCTGCTGGCGTTCAGTAGCAGTAAGTTTTCTGCGTTTACTCATTCCCGCTCACCTCTTTTTTTCCCCTTGCGCTTCTGCTTCCTGACGCGGCTTTTCTTAGCCGCAAACCTTTTGAAATCACTTTCAGCGCGTGCACGTTCCTCGCTGCGCTCGATTCGGCGTATGGCCTCGGCGGTTTCCGTGTATGCGCCTATGAATGTGCTAATCACTTTTGCTCACCTCCATTGCTTTCTCGGCTTCCGCGCGATTTAAGAACCATGATTTCCCGATGTAGCCAACAGGGAACTCTCCGTCCTTGATATATACCATGCCATCGCTACGCTTCAGGCATATATCTTCGCAGACGTAAGCTCCGTGCTCGCCCGGCTCCGCCGGAATCACGCAAAACAATCTGGTTCCCTTGCGAACTATGGACTTATCATAATGACTCCCGCCTCGCATTGCGTTTTGTTCACGTCTCTTTCGATTGTACATTTCCCGGCAGTACCTGCAGGTGGTTTTGCCATCGTCAGCCGGTCTTTTTCCGCAGTGCGTGCAGAGGTTCGCTTCTTTACGGCGCACATACATCCGCTTGTTTGCTTCGGCAGTTCGCCGACTGATGTCGCCGAGCTGTTCAGCGTTCATCCTGCTCTTTCTGTCAGCTGCATATTCCCTCATCTTCAGCCTGCATTCCAGGCAGGTCTGATACCCTTTTTGTATTGCCGTTTTGTGGCATACGGGGCAGATTCCGATACTCTTGTACCACCGATACTCTTCTTTACGGCTCATCAGCGCTCACCTCCGGAAGAATATCCATTAGCTTGTCAAGCGCTCCTGTTGTCCTGAGCCAAAGAGCTGCAGCAATAGCCGAGTTTACATACGTGCCAATCTCTGAAAAGAGCACCGATGATGAGTTGGACTGTGCCTGTTCTCCTCCGGTCATCTGCACTATCCCCTGCCTGACGGCGTCAAGGTTTCGTATCAGTGCTCTGACATCTGACTTGTATGCTATTTCCTTACGGAGTTTCAGGCAGCTCCACATGAGGTCGAGCTGTCCCGCGTCGAGTTCATCAAGGTCACGCTTCATCACCACTCACCTCCAGTAGTTCCGGCGTGTCGTGAATGTTGCCGATGATGTCGAAGTCGTTCTTGTACTCGTCAAGCCAACATATGGTTACACATTCCCCGCCTGATGTCCTGAGGTAAAAGCCAATGGCATAAACGTCATCAAAAGCACTGTCGGCGTCTCTGTATTTGCCTAAACAAACCTCTGCGATTTGACCGCTGACAGACAGTTCGGTGTTATCGTGCCACCTGATGATATCCCCCTCGAAAATCTTCGTGCTGTTACGGTCAGTCAGCCCGGTGAACCGACCGAGAGTATCCGGAATTACTGTATGAGAACAATTCTCAATGTTGCTTTCAGAATCGTAATATCTTATCTGGTGTTCACCGCCGTGTGTGATATACGGGAATCCCTTTACCCACTCGCCGTTATCTATCCGCTTTCCGCGGAAAAGTATCTCACGCGTCATATCACCTTACCCCCGTGCTTATACGGTCTGGTCTTGTTGAACTCATGCTTTTCAGCAATCATCGCACCAATATCAATGCCGTACTTTCCGCACATATCCAGTATGCGGATAATCACGTCAGCCAGCTCGGAGGGTATCCCCTCCGGCTTGCCACCGTCGCTGTAGTAGGTCTCGTCCGGCTGATGTCCCTTGCGGTATTCCTCCAGCGCCTCGGAAAGCTCCTGGTGGCAGAGCGCTATCAGTTCGGCGAAGCTACGCTCCTCGTCATACCAGCCGTGGTTTATTGCGTTCTCGTGGACTTCCTTTGCGAAAACTCTCATGGTTCTGGTTATTAATGTCCTCATTCCTGTGTTGACCATATCAGTCCCTCTCTTCCTTAATCGTTACATGAAGCTGCCTGCCGAGCCACTGCAAACCCTCTGTTGTCAGCTTGTAATAGACATGTTTTTCGCTCTGTGATTTGGTGATAATCCAGTGCGAAAGTTTGTTAAGCAGCCTGTTTCCGGGAAAATTAGAAGCGAAAAAGTTACGATACGGTCTGTAAAACGCCTTACCATGCCTGTGATATGGATTTTGGCGGTCGAGCCCTACCATGTGTTTGCAAAGGTCGATTACTTTTGTAAGCTCCTCTGGGGTAAAGTCCATTTCAATCCCCATATCCGTTCCCATTTCGCCGAGTGCGGTGTCGTGCTCATTGCTTCTCTTTTCAGCCCAGTTTCTGGGGTGCTTGCAGCCTAACATTCCGTCAGCGTGCTCTATTCCGTATTTGCCCTCGCTTTCCAGGCACACATCGTCCTCGGCGATAGGGCATAACGGGCAATTGTCACATCTCATTCTTGCTCACCTCCATCCCCTAGTCCACACATCTCCGGCAGATTAGCCCGCACCAGCGCCGCCGGGACTGGCGGTGTGACCGCGTTCCCACACCGGGCTGTTTGCTTGCTTTTGGGATAAGGTTTGCCGCTGTCGTCGTGGTCGATTATGTAATCTTCCGGGAAGCCCTGCGCATTGAACAGCTCACGCGGCTGGAGCATTCGCATTTTTATGTCGGTGATTATGTATTCCTCGCCGTGTATCGTCACCAGCGCAAAGCGGTCTTTTGTGGTGACGGTATCCAGTGGACTGTTTACCGGCTTTGGCGTTCCGTTGGAGAAATACTTCACGAGGAATGCCTGCACTTCTGCGTGGTGCGAACCTCCTGCCGTTATCGTTGCCAGCGGTTCGTCTGCCGGCTGACCGTCCATGTTGTTCCGCATAGTCAGAATATGCGCTGTTACGAGACTGTTGTGGTCGTGCGCGGTAACTGTGTCAAGGGGCTTGTCAGCGCCGCTCCCTGCTCCCTGATAATTCCCGCCGTAGTTCTTCATGATGTGAGCGACCGACAGCGCGTATCTCGGCGAGGTATCGACTGTCATTAGCGGCTCGCTCAGTTCCTGACCTCTCACTTCATCGTTCGCGGTTTCGCTGTGATACTGTATCAGCGAGGGTGCAACCATGTAATTGCGGTTTCCGGTCGTGACCGTAGGCAATGGCGTATCAACAGCCGCGCCGGCATTCCCGGTATTGTTGCACATGATTGTCGGAGTGACTACGCCGTATCCATTCTTGGCTGTAATGGTTCCGAGTGGTTCATCAGCCTTTTGTCCCCGGAAGCCCTCGCCGGAATGATTGACCGTCACGATGAACGGCTCGGGATTATTTATCACGAACTTTTCAATGCCGCGTGCTATGCGGCGGAGCGTGTTTTCCGCAAGCGGCTTGTCCCGCTCGAAAATGCTCTGAGCCGGAATGCTCCAATCAATACATTCGGCTGCGGTGTGGTACGGCTTCAAACCCTTGCCGTTGCCGTGTGTAGGCGGCGGGAATACAATTGGTTTTCCATCGCACCTTGCTATCAGGTAGAAGCGTGTCCGGGTGGTCGGCGCTCCGTAATCGCAGGAGCGGAGTATGCGATATTCCGCATTGTAGCCCAGCCCCTGTTCAAGCTTGGCTGCTTCTGTGCTGTCCGGGCTTATTTCCAGCGTTGCGCACATCTCCGCGAAAGCGGGGTGGTCGTGCGGAATTCCTGCTGTGAGCGCTTTTATGAAGCCGTCAAAGGTTTCTCCGGCGCGCTCCTTTATAGGCTTGTTATCAGCCCCAAGGGGACCCCATGTGCGAATCTCCGGGACGTTCTCCAGCATGATAACTCGCGGACGAACTTTCAGCGCCCAGCGTATCGTTACCCATGCAAGACCTCTGATGTTTTTGTCAACGGGCTTCCCGCCCTTTGCGCGAGAGAAGTGTGTGCAGTCCGGAGAGAACCACGCCAGCCCTACCTGGTTTCCGGAGCAGGCTTCCACCGGGTCTACCTGCCATACGTCCTCGCAGTAGTGACGCGTGTTCGGGTGATTCGCGCGGTGCATTGCGATGGCGTCATAATCGTGATTTATCGCGATGTCTACGCTCCGTCCCGTCGCCATTTCTATTCCTGTGGAGGCTCCGCCGCCTCCAGCGAAATTATCTATTATCAGTTCCACTTGACAAACCTTTCCTCTCATGTTATAATGAGAACGTGTAACGTGTATTATTTTTTGCCGCATGAGTGATTGAAGTCACTCGGCGGCTTTTTTCTTTTGTGTTTGTATCTGCATAGCTACGCCCCCGGTAAGTTTAGCCATGACCCAAGAACCTGTTATCGTAATGCTGTCGCCCGTCCTACTGCTGAGCGAAGTCGCAAGTCCACAGATAGCGCCTGTGATTTCTCTGAGAATATCTACAGTTTCACCCGCCAAATTTACATCCACGCTTACGCCCTTAACTTCTACATGTATCATATCAACTTGTCCTCCTTTCTTTTCGTCTTTGCAAAAGGGATTGGAGATTGTCGCAGTGATTTTTACTCGAGGCTTTTGTCGCGAGAAGCACCCCGCGCTCGTTCTGCGTAAGGCTTCCCGAATCTACGGACTCTGCAAGCAACGCTTCCAGGAACTCCATTGTAGTGCTTATCCAGCGTAGAGCCTCCGTGCCGTTGTTGGCGTTCAGAGTTTTGCAAAACTCTATATTCAGCTCCGCGAGCTTCTTACTTAATTCAAACGATGTTAGCATAGGCACCTCACGCGAAAATGAGTCGGTACCGCTCAACTTTTGCAGATTCGACGAACGTCACCGCACAGTAGAAATATCCCTGATCGCAGTATGTCGGCGGAATAAGACCGTATACAGGATTGTTGTTGGAACTAGTAGCTGCTCCGTGGCATATACGTGTCACGCCGCCCTCGCCGGGTTTGAACCACTCTGCCAGCCGGTCTGCCGCAAATTGAGTCTTTGTCAAGATTACTAGGTATTTTAGCATAGTTTTCCTCCCGTTTTATTCCGCATGATTACTTTCAAGAAGTTCTTCGACGGTGATTCCGAATACCTTTGCAAGGGAGATAACCTCAATGTCAGTTATGAAACGCTGACCGGATTCCACGCGCTGGACAGCGTTCTTGTCGATGTCCAGACCTACTACCTGCAATCTGTCTGCTAGCTCTCGCTGGGATATTCTCAGCGTCTTGCGGAGCTGTGCTACCTTTACTCCAGCAATATTGTTTCTACCGCCGGGTGTGCGATTACTAAACATGTGTTTTCCTCCTGTTAATTATCTGATGTGCTTTCCGGGTCGAACAGTGTCATTTGATTTGGGTCGGGCGGTGCATTTTCTTCGTCGAACCTATCTTTACAGCAAGGACCCATTCCGTTTCTTAAGCCGAACTCAGATGTGAGTAACCTCCCACACCTGATACACTTTGTAGCTTTGATTTCAAATACATCGACCTTTGTTTCTTCCGACATATTCGTCCCCCCTTTCCTATACGCTTTCTGCAAGGGTGATTCTGCTTGCTAGGGCGCGAACCCTGGTATACCCGTTCTGGTCGAGCAATACTACCGAGCGCTGCTTGTTCCTGTTGCTATCAAACCATAAGATATATTCCAGAATTTCCTTGTATACCACGCCGTCATAAACAACGGGGAGCCGCTTTTTTGCGGCTTCTATAATTTCCTGCGATTCCATGGTAGCCTCCTATCAGAATGGATAGGGGTCGCTACCAGCGCCTGCGAAATCTGCCGCCGGTTCTGCCTGCGGAGCACTCGCCGTTGTATTCGGCAAGGCAACCGCTGCATTCTTCGGTGTGATTGCTCATTCCTGTTTACCACCTTTCAAACCAGAATCTTACGTCCGTTCTAGGGCGTGCTATCATTCCAAACCTGACTAGATTACGGAAAGTTGCGCTGCATTTCATCTGCGTGTCATAGGCTCGTTCAATGATTTCCCTGAACCTCTCTACCGTGTACGTGGACTTGTAGTGATTACAAGCCCGGCACGCCGGATAGAGATTTGAGATATCGTCCTCACCGCCGAGGTGAAGG